TCAGTTACTTTTACTAATAACGATAGAACTTTTGACCCTCTAAACACTTCTTCTAGTCTTTGGGATGCAACAAATGGTTATACCATCGTTCAGCCTGGTGGCAAGATTAGGGTTACCGCTTCAGGTGTTAGACGTTTCACAGGTTTTGTGCAGACTTGGGATTTCAGTTATGACGAAGCAGGTTTTGATGGGCAAGCTACTGTCACTGCTTTAGATGAAATGTTTAGAGTTTCTAATGCTGTGTTTACAGGTGGAACTCAGACAGTTATTGAAGGCACTTCTGATCGTGTGAAACGTGTCATGAGGACTAATGGTTTTGATGTTTCTGAATATGCTGGTGTTACCGGTGGCCAAACTGTTTTAGGTTTAGATGAAAATAATGCTGGCGATAACGTGCTTAGTTATTTGCAAAATGTTGCCAGAAGTGAACCTGCCGATTTCTTTGCAAACAGTTCAGCTGTAATGGTTATGAAGGATCGTAGTTTCACTAACTATGTCTGGAATAACACTGACCGCCAAAATCTAGTCAAATACCCTGGAACTGCAACCGCTGATGGTAATGGTTGGACTTATGGCTATCAACCTGCAACTGCTATCAGCCCTCTTTATGGTGGGACAGTAAATAAGTCACAAATTGTTGTTTCTGACTTGCAGAATGAAATGGTTTATCAAGAATATGATTTAGCCAAATATAACCCTGATGGCACTGCAACACAATACATCTTTTCAGGTTGGTTCAAAAGTGTATCGGCTTCACTTTCTTTGCAACTAGATTTCTTTGTTAGCAAGGTTGGTGGTGGGGTTGCTTATGCCACAAATACTGTAACCGCAAACTCTACCGCTTGGACACAGTTGAGTGCTACAGCAACAGTTTCTTCAGGCACAGCTGCAGGGGTAATCTTTTCAGTTTATTCGGCAGGCACTACTTCTGCCTACGACTTTTATGGTAATGGTTTGCAAGTTGAACGTGGTTCAGCGTGGGTCAACTATTTTGATGGAACATACAACCCTTATACAAGTGATGCTTCTAACTTGTATCAAGTTGCGTGGGCTGGAACAGCGTATGAGTCTGCTTCAGGTATGTTGATAAGTCAAGCGTCAGCTATCCCTGCACCAAACATTTATACTTTCGCAGATCAGAATAGTCAGGGTGCTAGTTATGGCAATGGAACAGGTATCCCTTTCACTGATTTGACTGTCGTTTATGGTGGTGAGCAACTCTATAATCAAGTTCAGGTTGTTGGAGTGAACGCTACCGCTGTTGCTACTGACACTGCAGGGCAAACAAAGTATGGGGTAAAGTCTTACGCTCAAACAGATAATTTGACTACAAGTTTGACTGCCCCTGCTCGTATTGCTGCAGGTTTACTAGGTGAGTTCAGGTTGCCTGAGTATCGTGCAGGTGCTATCACCCTTGCTTTAGAAGCTCTAAGTTCAGGGCAACAAACAATAGTTTTAGGGTTAGAGATACGAGATGTTATTCGTGTCTGTTTTCAACCTTCAGCGCAGGGCAATGTTGTAGATAAGTATTATCAAATTCTTGCTATCAACAGCAACACTGATGTTGAACGTGATCATGTCACCTTTACTTTGGCTAGCCTAGATAACCTGCCGATACGTTTAGATAGCACGTTTCTGTCTGTTTTAGACACAGATACTTTAGCCTAGTAAAATAAGAGTTTAGGAGAATAAATGTCTGCAACAAAAACTTGGTCAATCGGTGATGTTTTGACTGCATCAGATCTAAACAGCAACTTCACTAAATTGCCTTACGCTACTTCAGCGTTTACTGCAGCCTATAGTGCAGGTGCTATCTCTGCAGGCGGTTCAGCTACTGTTGCTATAGCGTTTCCTTCATCACGTTTCAGCGTTGCCCCTATATGCACTTTTAGCACTAGCGCAGCTGTCATCACACCTGTTGTGAACGCTGTCACTTCTGGCACTGTAACTGTTGCTCTAGTAAATAATGGTGCAGTGAACTCTGCCGCATCGTTTACTGTTTATGGTTTGGCTACACAAATGACTTCAGGAACTGCTGCAGGGTAAGGGTGAACATGATTAGCTGTAAAACTGATAACTGCCCTATGGGTGATGAGCAACATTCAAAACATCCCGATAACGTTGACGTTTATTGTTGTTTCTGTGGGGAAGTGATGACTGATGTCTGAGCAACCTAAACAACCTACAAATCAGACTCTACTGTTGCAGATTGTTCGTGACATAGAAATTCTAAAAGCAAACAGTATTCAGATATTGGATGCTAGTCGCGATCATGAGAATCGTATTCGTGACCTTGAAAAGCAGATGAACAGGAACGCTTGGATACCTGCAATTATCACAGCTGTTTTGACTTCGGTCATAGTTTTTTGGATTAGTAAAGGATTAGGTCAATGATAAATCCAGGCACATACAACATCACCGCATATCAGGGCGCAGACTTTGATCGCACATTTACCATTACTCAAGGCGGAACTGCACTCAACTTGACGGGCTATACCTCTCGTATGCAGGTTCGTGAAGCAGCCGATTCAACAGCCTACCTACTATCTCTAACATCAGGCACAGGGATAACTTTAGGTGGCACAGCAGGCACTATTGCTGTCGCTATAACGTCAGCACAATCTAGTGCCATTGATGCAGGAAGTTATGCTTACGATTTAGAGATTATTTCGGGTGCAAGTGTTGTGACCAGGCTTCTTGAAGGCGGTTTCACTGTTTCAGGAAACGTGACTAGATGAGCGATGTCATTGTTACAGTCGTTGAATCAAACACTAACGTTACAGTCACAGAGCAAGATGTTGCTGTCGCTATAACAGAGTCCCCTGTTACTGTCACTACAAGCACTGCAGGTATTCAGGGTGCTACAGGTGCTACAGGTGTTGGCTATTCTGGGGTAACTTCAACATCAACTATAACTATCGGTTCAGGGCTAAAAACTTTCACTCTCGTTTCAGGTAATCAGGGTGCTTTCGTTACAGGCATGCGTGTTAGAGCTATCCACAGCGATACACCTACCTATTACATGGAAGGCACAGCAAACTATATTGGTGGTGGAACACTGATTATCACTGTTGACAAGTTCAACGGATCTGGGTCACACAATCTATGGCAGTTTGCTATTGCAGGTGAAGTAGGGCAAACAGGTGCAACAGGTTCTTCAGGTGTCGTATCTGTAACATCACCGATAACAAACTCAGGCACATCAGGGTCAGCAATTGTAGGTATAGATCAGACTTTACTGAGCATCACTCAAAGTCAAGTAACAAACCTAACAACAGACTTATCAGGTAAAGCATCATTAGGTGCTGCAAACGCTTTCACTGTCGGTGGGCATGTAATAACAAACGCTGCAACAGCAGTCGTGCCGTTAACAGTTAAAGGTGTTGCATCTCAAAGCACAGACGTTTTTAGAGTTCAAAACTCAGGTTCAACTAACTTATTTAGAGTTGATCAGTTTGGTGGTATTTACTCAACTTTCGCCAATATTACTTCTGATGCTGCAGCTACTAGACCTCTACTTGTAAAGGGTGCTGCTTCTCAGTCAGCCAATCTACAAGAATGGCAAAACTCGGCAGGTGGAACAGTTTCAGCAATTTCGGCTGCAGGTGCTTTTATAGGTTACCAACAAAACTTAATGCAGGTATTTAGCACAACCTTTATTCCTTTGACTATCAAGGGTGCTGCTTCTCAGTCTGCTAACTTGCAGGAATGGCAAAACAGCGGTGGAACAGTATTAGCAAGCATTTCATCTGCAGGTGCATCTAACTTTGCTTCAGTAGTAGCAACAGGAACATCTAGGGCAGGTGCAGGTTTAGGTTCATCATCAGTCGCTCTAAGCACACTTGTTTCAAACGTAACTGCAGGGCATCTTGTTATTCAAAATACAGGAACTGTGCCGAATACTCCTACAACTGCAGGCGTGCTGTATGTTGAATCAGGGGCTTTGAAATATAAAGGTTCGTCAGGAACAATAACAACACTAGGAGCAGCATAATGTCAGATTTTGATGTATCAAACGATTACAAGCTACAAACCCTAAATTCTCGTCTTGAAGCGTTGAATGTTGAAGGCTGGCATAACGAAGAAGCCAAAACACTTGCAACAGCGTTAGGTAACACTGAAGAAGCAGATCGCCTAACAGCAAACATAGAGATAATCAAGAACGCTATCGTAGTTGTTCAGCAACAGATTGACGATTTAGCGTAAAGTTCAATTTGCTAAAATCAAGGTATGACAACATACATTGAACCTTTCCCTGCATCCACTCGTAACGATGAGTTCGGCAACTTAGCCCCATACCGCAATGGCAGACCACACAGAGGGCAAGATTGGAGTCCGAAAGAACTCTCACCTATTCCTGCAATCACCGATGGGACAATCTTTGTCAATGAATGGAGTGACGTGCTTGGTTGGTTCTTGATTCAGAGCACTAAGGATGGTTTCTGGGTTTTGTATGCTCACCTGGCTAAACAGTCTGATCTAGTCAAAGGCACAAAAGTTACTGCAGGCACAATCTTAGGCAAAGTAGGTGGCGGTAAATACAAGTCTGGTTCTGCTTCTACAGGCGCACACCTTCACTTATCTATGGGTAAAGCTAACGCTAGCCACAGCAATCCAAACATCCATCTCTGTTCTTATGAAGACCTTATAGATCCGCTAAAACACATCCTCGCAAACAAAGGTAAATAATGAAATTCCTGAAGGCTAGAACGAATGAAATTATTGCAGTATTGGCTGCTCTTGTGTGGCGTGGTTTTGGTATCTTTCTCTTTATTCTGGGTGGCAGTGCTGGTGTTGGTGCTGCTCTAACAGGATCATGGCTAACAGGTGTTCTTGTCAGCTTCGGCACGTTGATGATTGGTGTTGTAGGCAGCATCGGTTATGCGATTGCTACTACAGGTAAAGTCACTCCTGCAGATGTTTCTAAATCTGCTAATGACGCTATCAAGAAGGCTCAAGAGCAGTCAGAAAAGAAGTAATGAAACTCAAGTTTCTTGCATCAGTTTTCTTTATTCTAGGTTTCACGTTTTGGCCTTTGACTGTTGCACAAGCTGACCCTAACGGACTGAAGGTTGAGGTTTATACTTTTGACCCTTCAGCAACACCTGACAGACAACCTTATGAACTATGTCAAACAGCAATTACTTCTGCATCAAACATGAACTTTGATGTTGGTGGCGATGTTGTTGCAGAGTGTCAAGCCGATTTTGTGCTAATCCACTATTCAGGTTATCTGACCCTTGATAGAACAGGTTTAGTTTCACTAACATCCTGGGCTGACGATGGTTTCTATCTGACACTAAACGATCAGGTTGTTATTGATGATTGGCGTTTGAAGGGTTGCTCAGGTTCAACAGCGATTATTGCAGCTACTGCAGGTGTGAGCATGAAACTTGATGCTTGGTGGTATGAGTATGGTGGCGGTGCTTGCAACATACTTTACGCCGATGGCATGCCGATTCCTGATTCTGCTTTTAGTCAGGATGTTGTTGACCCGCCTTTACCTGAAACACCTACACTTGAAGCCCCTACATCTTTGCAAGGTGAAATAACTGATGAAGGTGTTAAGTTGTCTTGGTTTTGGCAGGCATCAGAAACACCTGTTGAACGTTTTGCAGTGTCATGGACTTATGGCGATAATCCAGGATGGGGAATAGCAACTCTCGCCCCTGAAGCGTTGATTACAGGATTACCTGAAGACACTGACGTGACCTTCTGGGTTAGATCAGATAACGACAGCCTTGCTATTTATAGTCCGATTTCAGAGAAAATAACGATACATACCCCTAAAACGCCTGTTATTGAGCCTGTTGACCCTGAACCGCCTGTTATTGACCCTGTAACGCCTGTAGAGCCTTCACCTGAGCCTGAACCGATACCTGACCCACAACCTACCCTTGAACCTGTTGTAGAGCCTTCTGAGCCTGAAATCGTGTTTCCCCCAATTTTGACTCCACAGGAAGAACATCAAGCCCTGATGACTGCTCTGATGGATAAAGCTGAGG